TAATACTACTTGAAAGACCTCTAGGCATTAGAGAGCCTCAATAAAATCTACTTCAAATCTAAATGTATCAAGATCGTCTGTTGAGAACTGTTGTAAATCATTTGTCAGTCTAACAGTAAATTCTACACCATCATAAGTCACAGAAGCATTATCTGATATTGCAGATCTTAGTGGTGGCTCAATAGTAAGTGTTGCTTCATTACTTCCATCTGCTGTCACATCTGAAACCACCATGTAAACTTTTGTATCACCTGCAAACTTTACAAAATCACCTGCTTTCAATGTTCCTGTCATAGCATCTACAGTTATAGTTGTGTCACCTGCTGTATGTGCATTTTTTACTAATACTGAACCAGATACATTACCTTTTGCATTTTTAAGATCTGGTAGAGATATTTGGAATGTTTCTTTTTGTGATCTTTGTTTCATAATAAAAGCAAGAACAGGTGCAAAATCTGACCTGCTCATTGGTGGATATGTTGCTGAAAACTTAAATTTTTGACCATCAACTTGTGTGCTAAATATTTTGCCACTATCAGTCATTGATGTTTTTGTTTTCTGTTCAGATGCAAAATTTATTGATCTAAACTCTGGTGATGTAGGGTAAGTGCCACTCATTAAATTATTGCCTCTTTACCTTGACTATTCAAAGCATCATTTATTATATTTACTACAGTTGCTCTTCTTCTACTAAGTAATTCATCAAATCCTTCAGTATCATTTGCCATAATAGTAATATTTACATTAGTACCTGCAAGTTGGTTGTTTGGCACGATAGTTCCAGAAGATTGAGGAACAAACATCTCTCTTCCTGCTTCTCCTACCATGTATGGTTGTCCTGCGTTCACTCTACCACCTGCTTGTCTTGGTGGTGCTACTGATCTTATTTGTGCAACTGTTGCCAAACCTCTTGCTAATTCTGCACCTGCTACAAAAGCATTTATTGGTGGTGGGAATGTTGCTAATGCGTTTGATACTGCTCTAAATGTATTTATGGTTGCCTGTGCAATCTGAAATGCTTGATATGCTCTAAATGCTGTCTTATTAAGATTTGATATTTTTTGCAAAGCATCTCCTGTTGCATCTACTATTTGACTTTGTGCTTGTTTTTCTAATTCAGCTTTTCTCAAACTTGTCAAAGCACTATTTCTTGCATCTGTACTTTGCCTTCTTTTTAGTTCCTCATAATATTCTTTTTCTCTTTCTTGTTTTTCTCTTAATCCTTTAAGTCTTATTTGTACTTCAGTTCCATGCCTTCTTGATAATTCATCAATTAAATCTATCTGATCTTTTATTGTTTCATTTGTTGTTGTAATAATATTATTAACACTTCCAAAAGTTTTGTGGTAAGCTTCAGCATCAGAATTTGCCATTCTCATAGTTGATGCAACATCTGTTAAAGCTTTATGTAGATGTGCATATTCAGTATTTGTAGTTCCTAAACCAAGTGAACTTTGTATTTCTCTTTCACCTGTTATTTCAAGTAATCTATTTATTTCTTCTAATTCTAATGAAAATGCAGATATTTCACCTGCGTCAAGTGCTTGTGCTAAACTTTTATCATCTCTAAGTTGTGCAGATGACTCTATTAATTGATTTATTTGATCTACAAGAAAAGAAACTCCTGCAAAAGCTACAGCACCTTTTTTACCAAATAATAAAGCACCAATAATACCTGTTGTTTGAACAAATGCAGGTAAACTGTTAAATCCATTTATTGTACTTCCCAAAGCATTAGAAATTACTCTGACAGTTGGTGCAACTGCTCTGATAGTTTCACCTGTTTTTGTAATTGCACCTGCAAAATTACTACCTATCGCTGTTGCTATATCTTCTATTTTTTGTTCATTATCTTCTAAAAACTTATTTAAATCACCAAATTCATCTTTTAATTCATCAAAAAATCCCTCTGCTACATCTTTTTGAAAATTAAAGAACTTATCACCTAACATTGATATAGTTCCTTCAAGTGTTGTGGCTAAATCATTAGTTGCACCTGCAAATCTGCCATTACCAGAAAACAATTCTTCAAATCTTTTAACTGTTTCTTCTGCTGTGACTTTTGCACCTGCTTCAAATCCTAATAAGGCTCTAACACCTCGTTCTCTAAAAAGATCAGCAGCACCAATACCACCTGCAAATGCTCTTTGGATTTGAGAAGATGTTGTTTCAAAGTCAAGTCCTGTGACTGCTGCCACATTACCTGTAATCTCTAAAACTCTATTAAGATCATCTGCGTCTTTTGCAACAACAGCTAAGTTTCCAGATGCTCTTGATATTTCTTCAAGTGAAAATGGTACTGTTCCTGCAAATTTTGCAAGATTATCAAATGCTTTTGATCCTTCTTCAGCAGAACCAAACAAAAATTTAAATCTAATATTAAGGCTCTCTACTTCCTTACCAACATCAACAAAACCTTTTATTACTGCACCTGCACCTAAACCAACTAATGCACCACGCAAACTAAATACTGCGTTCTTTACATTTCCTAATCTTTTTTGGACACCAGATAATGCTTGTTTAGATTTATCTCTTGCAAGAATATCAATTAATAATTTTTCTGCCATTATCTTCTTTTACCTTGCATCTTCTGTTTATTCAATGCTTTTTGTTCTTCTTCTGCTTTTAGATTGTAATAGGCAATCCACATATTAAATTCTTCTACAGGCATCTGTAGTATTTCACCAATAGTTTTGTGTAATTTTTCTGCTAAATAAAAATAAAATCTAAAATTTTGATCTGTATTTAGTTTTTTTTTAAGGTTGAAGGATTTGAATTTGTGCCAAGAATATCTGTTGCAACTCTACTTATGATGTCAGGATCAACAAATCTTTTCATTTTGATTTTTGCTTCAAGATCAAACATTTTATCACCATCTTTTGTCAATGCTTTTTTGACAATGACATCAATGAGAACTGTTAGACTATTATCTGATGAACCTTTGAATATCTCATCTTTCTCAATAAGAGTAAAAGGCTTCACATAAATAGCATCTTCACCTACTAAGTTCCACTCTGGAACTTCAATAATTCTTGTTTCTTGGTGCTTGAAATGAGTAATAGCACCCTCAAGAAAATCTTTTTTAGCCATATAATATTAGATATTATACAGATAAGTGAGATATGCCACCAGAAATTTGAAAGTTAAAAGTTCTGGAAATAATGCCATCAAGAGTCACAGCTATAGATGCACCTGTCACAATACCTGTGCCAGAATAGTATTTATCACCACTATCTGCACCCTCTGGATATAATTCCAAAGTTGCTGATGTGCCTACATCTAATGCTTCTTGACCACTATCTGTTTCATCAAAATGACATTCAACAGTAGCAGTAGCATCTCCCCTTAAAACTTTGTAAGACTTTTTTGAGTCAGTTAATGCAGTATCTTCAACAGTATCTTGGGTTTCATCAATAGAAAAACCTATTACTTCACCAACTGTTGTTCCACCAACTTTAACTAATCCACTTGTTCCGACATGGGTTGCCATTCTTCATTCTCCTTTGTTTGATCCTCTACCTTTTTTTTCTTCTTGGTAGATTTTTTTTCTTCATTAAGTGTATAACCTAATGAAAGAAACTTGTCTAGTTCACTATCCCAAATTTCTTTAGAATATCCATCTTTCCATAAAGTAATTCTTTTTGCCATTAAGCTGTACCTCTAGTAAAACTATATAAAACTCTTACCACAATTCTCACTCCACCCAAAGGATAAAGTGTTCCCTCATCAGAAGAAACTTCTACAATTTTTGTTTCTAATGCGTTCCCACCACGAGTCCTATCAGCATCTAAGGTTTC